AATGACTAAAAATTCGGCTGATGTTTGATCAAAATGCCAATAGACTTTATGCAACTGTGGTTGTATAATGAGACCATAACAAGTGCAACGGAGGTAGTACAAATGAGAAAATACAATTTATCCGAAATCATGAAAAGAGCATGGGAACTGGTTAAAAAGGCAGGAACTACAATCTCCGATGCATTGAAAACTGCATGGAAGGAGGCCAAAAATGTGGCTGAAAGAATAGAAAACGCTGTCATTGATACCTTTGCACCTTATAATGTACGGCGGTACAGCACCCCATGGGTGTGCAAAATGGAGAACGGTAATTACAATTTCAATGACAGAATCGGCGCCTACTCCGCAGCACGCGGGGAAGGCGGTGACCTGGTAGTATTCCACCCCGTAGCTGGCCAGGTATACGGATACGGCCAGAAAGATTATCGCGGACAGTCTTATATCTGTTTTGCCAAATGGGACGGGACCCAGTTTATCAAATGCGACAAATTAGGAGAGTCAATTTAAGGAGGTACAGCATGAGCGCAAAGGTTTTTAAACACTACGGAGTGGATGTAATTTATCAGTCTTTAGACTACGAGCAGAGTTATAGAGAGATCCTGGAAAGCCATAGCGTGGATTACACGGAGCTTCCTCTTCTTGACCATACCGTTTTTAAGTATAAAAATGGGGAAGAGACCAGATATGCCCTCGATGTGAGAACAGGCGAGTATGGAGAGGTATACATCACCTCCGAGATCCCGGCCGATCTTGACTGGGAAAAGCTCCGGACAGACTGCCGGGAACAGTCCAGAGGAGCGTCCCCCATGCCTCTTAAAACAAGGGCGGCTCTTCTGTGTGAAACGGCGATAAATATGTGCCGTGATGAGTTTTTCGGTGCAGTTTCGAGTGCTGATTGGTTTACTGCTGATTTTGTATTGACGCGCATCGCTTTCCGGACGGCTCTGGCGCATATAGGGTTCGGTTTTGACGATATACTAAAAATGGACCATCACGATGTAGATGACGATTTCCTAAAGGAAATGAACTAGAGGAGATAAAAATGACAAACTTAAAGAGAATCAGAGAGGAAATAGGGCTTACTCAAAAAGCCCTGGCCCTGGCTGCAAACGTGGACCAGGGATCCATAAAAGCCTATGAGCAGGGCAGACGCAACATCAATCTCGCCAGCGCTGAGTCTGTATACCGCCTCTCTAAAGCATTAGGATGCGATGTAAACGAATTACTTGAGAAAAAGGCGAGTGGCCTTGGAAAACAATGGGCAGTAGCCCTGTATGATTACGGAATCGCAGAACTCGACTTAAGCAGATGCGAGCAAGAAGTGGATTTTATCGAAAGGCTTACATGGGAAGAACTAAAAAATAATCCAGATCTTGAATCTGTTGTGGATGCAATCATCAAAAACGGAGCCATAGATATAGAAGAGGACTCTACTGTAGAAATTTACAGGATCTCTGATAGCGAAGGAGAATATAAGATTTATGTCCCAGAGTGGTGGGACTGAAAAATATGAAGGATGAGTAACATGAAAAAAGATATTAGAAGGGAAAGTCTTGGGTTAGACACCGATACAACAATCACCACCGAAACATATCGTTATTTCAGATCCCGTGAAGAAATGCATTCGGCCGTGAAAGAAGCAATGTATAAAACAGAATATCCAGAAATAATCCTTGACACATGGAATCACATAATTGTTAATCTTTCTGGATTTGAAATGGGAAAAACGGAACTTGGAAATTTTGTTTTGGTTCCTACTTGGGATGATTCCGAAAAAGAAGACATCTTGAAAATCTATGAGAATATTGGGGACGCGTTACACGAAAAATCTGCTTATTATACATATGGAAATCCCAGTGGAACAGCGAAACAAGTAAATGAAATCTGCGTTGTTATTCCCGATGGATGGGAGGTTTTTAGGTCATATAGCGGAAAAGATATGATATCAACGCCATATGATGTCGATTTAGAATTGTGGGAAGTATTATCCTGTGTCGACGGAAAGCCAGCGTTAAAAGTACGGAACAAAAATGGGGAAGTCGTAGTAACAATATTAGAAATAGTCTAATCGGGTATTAATAGTGGGGCTAACGGCGAAAAGGCGGTAATCTGCCGCCTTTTTACGTTGTCCAGAGTGCTCCCCTTGCATCTGCCTGGCACCGAACCTCTCCCACCAGCATGGCCCCATCCGGTCCAAATGCAAATACCTCGTCGCCAATCTGCATGAGCCGGCCGGTAACCATCGCTCCGTTAGAGCCAAGGTAATACCACTTGCCAACCCTGTCCTGCTTCCAGGCGTTGACGACCATCACTCCGGCACCGTCAAACCAGTACCACCGGCCATCGGGATCCCGGTGCCAGTCATTGCGTACCGGCTCTCCTGTGTCTCCGTGATAATATCTCCAGGTCCCGGCCTCCTGGATCCAACCGGATTTTTTTGCGGGCTCCACCAGGCTCCAGTCCGGGATCCCGTATCCCAGGATCTGGCCGTAGTCTTTGCGGTAGGACTTCCGGCAGACCCCGCCGCCGTTTGGGATGACGCCGGATGCGCCGGACGTGTTTCCCTCGATGGTCTTGACCCGCGAGGATGTTACCTCCGTTACAATCCCGGTATGGTGCGACCGCTGGCCGTTGGTAAAAAAGATCACGGCTCCAGGCTCCGGGGTCCGGCTCCACCGGCCGGCTTTTTTAAACTGGGCCACTCCGGTTGGGCAGTAATGGTATAAATCACCGCCCAGGAGCCGCCTGGCGGCCTCCTGGCCAAACGCCTGGACAAATACCTCAGACACATACATGGCGCACCAGGGCTGGCCCTGGAGGTTCTGGCCGGTATGCTCTCGGTAGTCCCTGGCAAAGCATGTATAATTTTTATTCCCGGCGTTGGCCGTAAAATTGTCCAGGTCCCGGTTGCTCTTTTTCTCCAGGTATCCATCCCATGATTTGGCCTGGTCTATCAATTTTGTAATTTCTTTATTCATTTTGTCCTCCAAAATGGTCACAAAAAGGTCTGTGGTTACGTTATTATTAATATAGGGGCCTCTGCACCCGCGCGGTGGTACGCCCATACAATCTCATTCACCTCCGGGAGCGGGCGGTTATCAGTGTACATTCCATTTTTATGGTCCATGTAATGCTGATTCCCGCCCGCATTGCAATCCCAGGTTACTCAGCTAAATAGTGATATAGGAAACACCGGAAAATATTTGCGTACAGATAACATTGATAACGCAGCAGAAACATTATGGCCAAAAATCGAAGGATCATCTTCATACGATTTTACTTGGATACCAGAAAATGCGGGAGGAATTACTGCGGGGGCGAAAGCACGTGTTATTGGATCTTACATTAACAGCGAATATGAAACCCAAATGGTTTTATCCTACTTATCCTCAGCTCCTGTTGTACAACGCGAAAAAATAAACGGTTCTTGGGGTGAATGGAAGGCGTTTGTTATAAAGTCCGATTTATTTACTTATGAACAAAAATTTGAAAATAAGGATCTTAATACCATAATAAGTCCAGGATGCTATGGAATTGGTGGCAAACCTTCTGTATCTGGAGCAACAAATTACCCAGAAGATACAACGGGGATGTTGGTTGTTTTTTGTAATACTGGAGTTGTTGCACAGCATTACTACACATATCTGGGTAGTATGTATTTGCGATCAAAATTAGTGAATTATAATAATTGGTCATCCTGGGAGAAGATTACAAAGTAACAGAATTAGGCTTCTGTAACATATGTAATGCACTGTCGGCATATCCAATCTCCTTCTGGAATTGCCTCGCCAGACGAACAGATTATTTTCACCCTTCCATTTGTTTCAATGGTTATAATCATTGGTTTACCTTTTTGTGTATTGTAGTTTACAATTACAGTTCCAACGCTTGGACAATACGTCTGTGGAAGCGTAAACAGTATCTTCCATTCTGTACCGGCTACCATCGTACCATCAAAATTAAATTGCAGATATACAGTTTTACCATTTTTTACTGCCCAAACACCCCAAATGGTTATAGAATCTATATCAGCAATATTGGAAGGCCGTGGAACAATATAAACAGATGGAGTCAAATTATTATTTAGCTGAGTAACCTGGGATTGCAATGCGGAGATTGCATCGGCGGCTCCGTTGGCTAAATTCGTGACCCGCATGATAGCCTGTTCTGCGTGGTTGAGGTGTTCCGCATCAATGTCCGGCGGCCCATCATTAATGTACTGTGTAGGTACATACGTCTCAATCTTACTCAGCGCGGCGGCCAGGGCGTTCACCACCGGTTCCGATATCTGCGGTGTAGTCAGCGGCTCTCCTTCGAGCGGTAATACGTCTTTTTTATTCTCTTCCATAGTCAATCTCCTTTATGTAAACTGTATAGAGTCAATGGTCATATAGTCATCTGGTCGGTTCATGTCCATCACAACGTATAAATAAACAGTCCGAGAATACGACGATATATCTACTTCTGCTGTATATGGATACGTTCCTTGTGCTGTTGGAAATCTTTGTTGCTTGAGAAAAACGCGGTTATTCGTATTTAATCCCACATAAGTATCTTCCGCACTTGCTTTGCTCCGATATCCAGATATATCCAGCGCCATATTAGTCGAAGTTCCAGCAACATCCCTGTGATAGGTTCCCTTTACGGTTAATTTGCTTTTTGATGTAATATCAATCGGCAAATCAAACAAGAAAGTACTTCTGTGTTTTCTTGAGTCAGAATCTCCATAAAACTCCATCGCTTTCTTCCCGAGAGTAGGGGGCGTGACAAACGAGCCGCTTGAATATTTAAACGCCATGATAGATTGTCCCGGGGCAAATGTACCACGATAGTAAAAAGTCGCCGGATCCCGGACAATATATCCCTCCCAGGTGCCAGGACCTACACCACCGACATACTCCCCCTTTTTGATATTCTCTGGCTTAAGGTTGGGGATTGATGCAACGATGATATTTCCAGCCATATACATATCCTTTGTGGGGATTTTGATATTTTTTGATGTCGGATTGATCCTCTGCTCTCCCAGGACCTGGATGGACTGCTGCACCTTTCCGCCTGTGTATTTTCCGGCCGGGATAGTCACACGCCCATTTAATGACAGCCCCAGCGTGGGGGCTCCCTGTGTAACTCCGGTTCCCTTCCGCACCGTCTCCGACCCCTGGCCGATAAACGTGGCCCCGTCAAAAACATCTGCCTCGTTGGCCGTAAGACCATCAATATCCACATTCTGATTTACAAGCTGTATCAATGCTTCTGCCATATTCTACCCCTCATCTACAAATCCCTGGTACTTACCAGTAATATCTGCGATCACAACGCCATCCTTTATCACCTCCGGCCGGAGGTTTTCGATACTCTGGACGTATGTGTCCGATGTATAATAAGTTCCAGACGTTTGCACGGTCTGGCCCCCGGCGGTGGGGTTGATTGACAGCCCCTGTGATGTCGGGATCCCGGACTGTGATACCACATCCTCACCGGTGTGATATCCGGGTTTAATGGCGTATGACTCATTGATTCCCAGTTTTACATCTACTTTGGGGACCGTGGCAAGCGTTCCGGTCTGCACGTCATCACTTCCGGCGCCCAGGAATTTCTTCCCGCTTTTTACACTTCCGGGGGTTGCAGTGACCTCTGCCGGGTCAAAGCCACTCCCGTTTTGCATCAGTAAACATTCCATTTTTACTTCCCCTTAACCGATACGCTAAAGTCGGCAGCCGGCTTTTTCTCGTAGCAGTAAAATGTGATGGATCCATTTCCGGTAACAGCCCGGTCCAGATATCCGAATGCCTTTCGCATCGCTTTCACAGCTGCTGCGCCTGGGCTGCCAGAGATATACAAGGCGATCACTGGGCTGTCCTCCGCTGTAACACCGGATACCGTTACAGTCTGCGTGTATGGGGCCGATGTGCTCCATTTTGATGCAGACAGCGTCACTGTTTTTACCGCCTTAATGGCTCCAACATCATTTGTCAATCCAGTTACCTGTCTGTTTACCTCTTCCTTAAATTCGGCATTGCCCTGTTTTACCGCCTCAAATCCGGCCGATGTTTCGTTCACCACTTTATTTGTGGCATTAATATCGTCCGCATTAAATATATCTCCGACTTTGTGGTAGACCGTCACATCATCCAGGCTGACAGTCCCGTCTGAGTTGTTAATCAGATTGTATTTTCTCTTGCCAGAGAAAACATCGTTCTGGTAGTTGGTTTTTAAGGCCATGTTTCCCTCCTGTTCCCCAGTGCCCGGGTCCCTATCCGGAATCCCAGATGATGGTGGCCAGGCTCTATCTTATCCACAAGTGTCCCCAGGTCATACAGTATTTTTTCTATCGCATTCGCCTGGTAGATGGATGTGTAGGTGATTCGGTCCGGCGTAAGCGGCGTACTGGAAGGTGTGTAATATGCGTTGCGGATCGCCTGGATATTATTCCGGAGCCGGACCATATCGGCCTCTGTCCGGAAATCATCCATCTTCCAGGCATCTCTCCTTACAATCGTATTCCGGTATCCCATGTGGTTAAGGGTTTCCGATATCTGCCACACCGCATTTTCCACCCGGTTAAGGTCGTCGTATGCGATGTATGCCTTTTTTGTCATCTGGTCTACGTCTGCCTGGACCCGGTCAAATATTAATGGGTCAATAAATCTACTCATGGATCACTACCCTCGCTTTTATCTCTTTTGTGAAGCTGTAATCTATGCTCTCCAGGGTTCCGGTACGCTTGCCGTCATATCCGGTATCAGCGCTTACCACCTCGCCCAGAACACGATTTTTCAGCAGCACATCACCAACCACACTTTCCGCCCGCTGGTAATACGCATAGACCCTGTTAATCACAGCTTCTGCGTTCCCAGAATGCACCAGAGTGGCATCTGTAATCTCCTTGATATTCCGGTTATATACAATATCTGGATTGTCCCTGGTAAGCTGATTCGTAAGGTGGTTGTACTTCTTTCCCTTAAGCGTTACCGTGCCACCGGTGCCGGTGATAACTGCGTAATTGGCGCCGCTGCGCTTGATCGTACCACCAGTGATGGTCAGATGGTGGTGCGGGTCCCCAAAGACGATCTCAGCGGTACCGGACAGAGTGTCATTGTACAGCTCCTCTTCCTCGCTTGATTCCTGGTAGCTGTGTACAGTAAGCCGGATCCCGGTCACGATGTCATTGTGCTCCAGCGTAAGACCCGTAAATGTATCATCACCGGAAAACTCGGCCGTCACTTCCGTCTGCTGCGGGTATATGGATACATGGTCCGAATTGCTGGTATCTACCACCGCACCAATGGCAAAAGCAATCTGCACAAGAGCATTACGCTTTGTGGTATACGGTATGTACCCGGTCAATGTGGTGTTTGCATACGCTGTATCCAGATAATAATTAAAATCCTCTCCGCCAAAGATCTCTTGAATTACATCAGCTACTTTCTGCCCGGAATAAATCCCGCCCGGATATTCGTTACCATCCAGGATCCCGACAGCGTCATGTGAATCCATGTAGTAGTCGGTCTTGTTTTTCCTGGCCCCGTTCTTCAAATAGAAATTCCCGAGTAATTTCCCATCAAAATACAGGCCGAGTCTCTGCTTTTTCTGCAAATCAAAGGGGATATTGCTCTTTGTCCGGACAGTAAAGGACAGAGTATTTACGCTGATGTTTTCCGATATGGCGTTGATCTCCTGGAGACATTCTGTCTGGAGCAGCTCGTCGTCCAGAAAGTCTCTGTAAATTCCATAGTCGATCCTGGTCAAAAAGACCGGGCGGTACGGCCTGGAAGTCGTCTTGAATGTCAATACAATGCGGTTATACGACCGCACATAATTGTTACAAAAATACCGCACATCATCGGCCACGAAGTCCTTTTCACTCAGCAGCGTGGTCCCATCGTACCACTTGATATTGATATCTTTGGCGTAGTCTCCAGACATCATGTTAAAGGTGAGTAGGATACCTACACTGGAGAATTTGCCATTGAAGGAGATTGTCAGCACCGGATACTCCATACGCCAGGACTCTGTTTTGACCGGATAAAGAAGGATTCTGGGATACAAGCCGGAATGGGGCCGGAGCCCCGCCCTGGAGAAGTTGTATGCCAGGTTCCCGTTCTCGTCCGAATACTCGGCACTGATATATCCATAATCCGCTGGCTTGTCCGGAAAGTTGATATACTGCCCATTAAGAAGAGAAAATCCAGGATAACACAGGGCGTATCCGGGATAGGAGAGATCGTCCCGGCGGAGGTCCGGGAACTCTCTCTCTATCGTTGTTTTGGCCGGATACAGGCCCTTGTGAGGGTATAGGCCCTTATGGGGATACAGGCCAGCCTTTACCACCTGTGGGGTACTGTTTTCCTTGGCGTATGGGGCCACATCATCGTATACAATTTTTATTCCCTCTCCGGCTTTCGGTGGGTCCCTGTCTACAATCTTAAAAAACATCTACGGCCTCCTCTGCGGTTCCATTGCGGTAAACGTGACGGACAGCCCGCTCCAGCGGTTTTTCTGCCCGTCTGGTGCCTTCTGGTTGATTCTGAGGCCATCTTCCCCGCTGGTAACATAGGCGGAAAATGACAACGTTTCCTGGCCATATGGGAATTCCAGTTCATGAGATTCTGTCGGGGAGGAGATGATCTCGTAAAAGGTATCATAGTCTGCCGGATTGCTTCTTTCCGGGTCGATTTTTAAGGTGTAATTGTAAAAGGTCCCGATAATGTCCCGGTGCATCCGGTAGGACTGGACACGGCCAGAATTTTCCGTGTCCGTCACCGCAAATGACCGTTTAAGCTCTGTTACCCAAAGTCTCAGATTTAGCCCATCTATGGTAAATACCTTATTATCCATTCGTCACCATCCTTACGCCTACACGCTGCTTCTCCTGGTTATTGGCCTTATACACGGCCCGGGCAAAGCGCTGCCCATCAAGTACCAGTTCGATGTTGATATCCCGTTCTCCCGCGCCAAATCCGCTCTCAGAGAGGGCTTCTTTTAACGCCTGTTTCATGGTGGACAGCGGCGATACCACCTCTGTCTCGCGCTTGTTATCTCCCAGGATAGCCGCAAACTCTCCGGCCCTGGGCGGTACTACCGTTCCGGTGGCCAGGCGGGGCATCTTGTAGGGAACCGCAGCATATACAGAAGCTGGATATGATTCATACTTGCGCGTCCTTCCACTTATGCTGTCAGAATCGCTGAAATCAGTCCCAAAAACAGCGTCTATGGTTCCTTTTATGCCATCTATGATTCCTTCAATAATCTTTACGGCGCCCTCAATCACTGAGACAATTCCATCCCATATGCCAGCGAAGATATCCTTAACTCCTTGCCAGGCTGCTTCCCAGTTACCTGTAAAAACTCCGGTGATAAAATCTATCAATCCGCTTAAAACATCGAATACAGATCCTATCACATCTGCGATAGTCCCAAGAACGTCTATGACCACGTTGCCTATTGCTTCAAGAGCCGGGGATATCAACGGAAGCATCTTCTCAGCGATCCAATTTATTATCGGAAATACCACCTGTTCCCAGCATAAACGGATAAAATCTACCAGTTTTCCGATAAAGCGGAGGGCACTATTGATTGCATCTCCAACCTTTCCTTCCATTACTTCCTTGAATTTTTTGGCCACCTTATCAAGTACCGGTGCTATATAGGAATTATATCCATCAAGGAGTATCTCAAGGAAATTACTGACCTCATCTTTCAAAGTCATAAACAGCGGGTGAATATGTGTATCGTAAAGTGCAATCACTCCATCTACTACATTCCTAACAACAGATGCAATTCCCTCAATAATCGTTTTTATGGGATTCAAGGTATTTTCAATCGCTGTCTTGATTCTGTCTTTATTTTCGATGAATGGGGAGAGAAACAGGTCTGTTACATCCCGAGTGAATTTAGCCACCAACTCGGTAAATCCCATGAACAAATCTGAGAATATCTGAATAATAAGGCCCGTTATATCCTGTGCTGTCTGAGAAGCAAATACACTAAATACATCGGCAAATGCTACAAAAAAGTCCCCCCATAATGTGTATATCTCTGATGTCACATCAAAAACCGTGATAAGCCATTCCTTTATTCTTTCTGTGTTATTTAAAAGATAACTTTCAAATCCTCCGATCAAGTTCGCAGCGATCGTCAATCCAACACTTACCATTGCACCAGCCATTTTTCCAGCCATGTCAACAAATGCGTTTACCATACGGTTTGCCGACTCCATTACTTCCGCATCGGTAAAAATGGATTTCAGATGATCCTTTATGCTCTGGAAGTCTTTTAAAATCTCACTTAAGATCGGCTTATAATCTCCAAGTCCTTCCCAGAAACCCGAAGCGAAAATGTCCTTCATCTCCAAAAGCCTTGATTTAATCGAATCCATTGTATCCTTGATCGCGTCAACCTGGGCTTTTATCTCATTGGATACCACTTCGGTTTTAAACATGTCCTCCGGCTTTAATTCGTTTTTATCCTTGTCCTTCTTTTTATGTGTGAGCTGGATAAGCTGGTCAAACGGAGCCAGACTTTTTTCTGTCGCATCCGCCGCCTCTTCGGTTTCGTCCTTTGTTTTATCTAGGCTCTCTGCATAATCTTGCTGTACCTTTACCGCTTTAACAAACGTATCCTTCCCGGTAAGTGCTGCCAGGAGCTGCGCCGTCCAGGTTACAGCCTGGGACAAAAGATTGATAAACTGGGCAAGGGCCGGAGCCACGAATTCTATAAGCGGGCTAAATGCTGTCGCAAAAGCATTTTTAAGCTGGGTCATAGCTGACATTAAAATAGAGAGGGCCTGGTTCGTATCATCCGAATACTGCGCCAGGTTGTCCATTCCTTCCTTAAGTCCGGCTGTGACCATAGATATGGCCCGGAATACGGTACTAAAGAGAATGGACGTGGCAAGCATACGCCCGATACTCATTCGAGCGCCACGCGCAGATTTACTGGTATCCTTTAATGACTTATTAAACTTTTTCTCTGTTTTATCTGCTTTTTTCTGGGTTTTATCAACGCCTAATAGCTGTCTTTTATAATCCTCTGCCGCCTGTTTGGCCTTTTGAAGCCCTTTGTATGCCTCATCATACGGGGCATCTCCCAGCCCATAACCAGCCTTCTCCGCGTAATACAACGCATCGGTATACCGGTCTATTTCGTCCTGTAAATTCTGTACCCTGGGAGAAGTCTGTTTGGCCGACTTTGCCACAGACGAGAAAGCATGCTTCGCAATATTAGGGATATCCTTAAAAGCCTGGGGGAGTATTTTCAAAGAGTCCTTCAGACTTACCAGAGTTTTCTCAACGTCCTCTGTCCCTTCTTTTACCCCATCAGTTTTGATCTTTGTATCAATTACAACGGTTCCATCCGGCTTCAAAATTACTCACCTCGCCTCAATAACTCAGCGAAAAACTCATAGTCTCCCTGTGTTCCATTCGCGGCTCCTTTAAGCTCGCAAAGTTTCTGATTATTCCTCAAAAATTCCTGTTCCCACTTCTCCAGTTTCTTGCCCTTTACTAATTTCTGCCGTATGGAAAGCACCTGGGAAAAAAGTCCGTCGTCAATCTCCATAAACCAGCCGTAAAACGTCCACCAGTGTATCGTCTGGCGGCCCCTGGTCTCGAATCCGGCGATTTTATTGACTGCGGGGAAGATTATCCCGGCATCCTGTTCCCAGTCCATTGTGCGGGCTGTGGGCTGATCCTCTTCACGGGTGATTCCGCAGTCGACAAACCATCTGGCGGCCTCAGCGGCTTCCTCCAGTGCCTCCGGCGGAGGCAGGACAGGATAATACAGGATCTCTATCATGGCCTGGGTCTTTTCTTTTTCGTTCAGCTCATCATCGCTAAACGCTGTCAAGATGTCCAGAACCGCCCGGAAATCCTCCCGTATCTCATAGTCCACGCCTCCCACGTTAAGCCTATACGGCAGATCCCAGGCCGCCATTACTTTGTCGGGAACGGGTATTTCCCCGGCCCCGCATGGTATTTTTCCGTATATTTTGATGCTTTACTCTGCATGGCTTCAAAGCTTTTTCCTGTTGCCTCTTCAACGATTTTCTGGACACTTTTTAAAATCACCAGTGCCCATGTCTCTCCGTTTTCAAGCGGTGTGAACGGGCTTGCGACATCAAACAGGCCGGAAGTGTCGGCCTTGAAAAGCTCGTCAAAACGCTCCTTTAATTCAGCAGCATATTTATTTTTAAGAGCCACAGCCTCGTCCTCTGAGAGCTTGTCTTTCTCAACCTTTTCCAGTTCATCACGCATTTTTTCAAACACCACAGATGCCTCTCGGTATCTCTCGATGATATCAATGTCCGTGGGGACAAACCGCAGAGTGGCTAACGCCTCTCCGTGCTGGTCCACAAAGTCGTAATATTTTACTGGGCTCTCAATGCTTACTTTGATGTTTTCCATGCTTCCTCCTTATAATGCCATCGCAGCTGCGGCGTCCGACGTAAATGCCATCGTGGCCGGGTCCACTACTCCCAGGATCCTGTCTCCAACGTAGTGCACGGTATGGGTTGCAGATACGCCCTTAAGGCCGCCAGCAAAGTCACCCAGTTCCACCACGCCCTCCTGGATCCAGGCACGCATTTTTTTGCTCTCATCAGTTTTGTATCTCTTTACACAGAGATATTTGAGGTGCAGATCAGACAGTGTAGCCCTGTTCTCCATCAGCTCATCAATCTTCTGTGCGTACTTACTCTCGCCAGACACATTCAGCGGGTCCACCGTCATACTCTCGGCGTATCCGGTGATGTCATAGTTGTTATTGCCCAGTACGTCCTGGCTCTCCTCGGTCTCAGCGTTCATCGAAATCGGCATATCCTCCACGCCTTTTCCGATGATCTCCAGGTTTTCCTTGCCTGTTACATTGTCGGATCCGTCAACGATCCAGAACACCATAAAATCTTTTCTTTTTGCCTCTCCGGCAGCATAGGTCCATTTCGCCATTTTCTTATTCTCCTATCTCTCAAATTCGTTTGTGTATGATACAGTTATCGGGAGCAGCCAGTCCTGTACACCGTTCTCCTGTGGGTCTGTCCCGTAGGAGTTGTCCCGAATTACCTTCGTGATTTTTCTGCCCCCGGATAACTCCGGGTAGCTGTCCAGTTTGTATGTATCTTTACCAATAGCAACAGGCTCCTGGCACACCCATTTCCCCAGGGTATCCAGAAACTCTTGTATGCTCATTTTCTGGCGCTCTTTGGCACTCCCAGAAGCCCTGTACACGACGTAGAAAGGATACTGGCACGTTTGATAGACACTGCCTAAAATGTCCTCCGTCTCGGCGTATACAAGCGCTCCTGTGTCATTTGAGAAGGCAATACCGCTTTCCTCTCCCAGTTCCTCAAACATTACTTCTTCGTCCGGGTACAGGCCCGGGAACTGGTTTAAGAGCGACTTAATCGCCGCTGTAAGGACATCATATCCCCCGGCATCCTTCCCGATGGGCTTCAATTCGTTATCCACGCTTTCCACCTCCCGCTGTCTCCTTCACGCCACGCACCCACTTTTTACCGTCTTTTTTCTTGGCCGCATCAAACCAGTGGGATTGCGCTTTGGGATGTGCCTGTTTTGTATAGGACAACAGTTCCCTGGCCCTTGTCTTTCCGCCATACTGACTGACAAGTACTTTCTTTTCTCCCTTTTTGGCATATGTGCTTCCAGTAGAAGGGCTAACCATCGTTTTCCCCTCATATAAAAATCTGCCTTGCGGGCCATAAGCCGCATATACTTCCCCGGATCCCTGTATGGCTGCGCTGGCTGCTCTGGTTGTGTTAATAAAGCTCCCGGTTATCATCGGCATAAAGGGGACCATACTGTTCATCACCGCGCCGTCCAACTGGTACTGCGCCCGCCGGAACTGCTCTTCAAATCGGTGCATGTCCAGCTTTACCCGGATATCTCCGTCAGCCACGGAAAATCCCTTGAAATGCTTTATCTTGCTTCTCGCCATAGCGTCACCTACGCAATCATCTTTGTGCTGTTTTCCTGGATAAACACCTTAATCTGATCGTATCCCCAGCCGCAGCTTATAAGGCTGCTTACCAGCATTTCCATAGTTTCTATCTGCTTCAATTCATCCGATGTTACATATTCCCTTATGCTTTCCTTCCCTTTTACTCCGTACTGATCCTGGAGCTCTTTCATACTCTTGCCAAAAATGGTTTTATAAATCAGTTTGGTGTAATTGGGGTACATAAACTTCTTGTGTGCACTGTCAGTCACCTTCATTTTGATGGTATCAGTCAAAATATGACGGACGATTATTCCCTTGTCCCTTTCAATCTGCCATTGCTGCCGCTCTGTATAAATGCGTTTGAGTTCAGATTCCATTGCGTTAAAGGCTTCTATATATTTTAATTTCCACTTCAAAGCCTTTTCGCCAGTAAATCCCATTGCCAGCAAAGAAAAGCCATCCCTTGTCACAAGATATTCTTTATACTTGCGTCCGTTTTCTCCGACATATTCTGACCCTATGAAATAATTTTCAACGTGGGGATTTCCACCTTGAATTAGCATCGGTATGATTCCTTTGTTTTTAACCTCCAAGCCTTCTGCTCTTTCGGTATCTGATGTTCGTCCTTCGATTGCATATATTACTTCTCTATGGGTTTTCTCAAAATCCTCTGCAATTTGACGTGTTGATACTGTCAATACTTCTTCATATCTTTTCCCTGTAATCTCTACTAACATAAACTTCATCCTTTCTATGCGCTTATTTTCCTAGTAGTTCAAAGTGTGGGATCACCTTATACGGGCCGCCCACGGATGAAATCAGATAAACAAAATCCTTTTCGGCGTTCATGAAGGCGTAAAATCCTTCATATCGCCGATCCGTATAATCCGCATCATCAACGGGGCCGTCTCCGTCCCATGCACCCGCCATGAAAAAATCCGTGGTGGGGTTGAATGTGATACTGTCGTCCAACAGGTCATTCACCTGTTTCCGCCATTCCTTCGGCGGCAGCCACGGAAGTTCCTTCCCGGAGGCATCAACCACCACTCTTTTCCCATTTTTATACACATATGGAATGTGTAGCTGTGCATTATCGGTGCTGTCGGGGCCGTACAGCTTCATAATCTGCCCCCGGTCTGTCTCCAGATGCACCCCGGAAAGCACATGAGGATACCAGATGGCGGCAGTGCTGGATTCGTAAAAATTGAATATTGTTATAGTGTCGCTATGCATGGTATCCTCTCCTTTCTATAAAAAAAGCTACTAACCAAATACTGGCTAGTAGCTTTCTGCTTTGACTATTCAATTATGATGCTTCCTTATCCTCTGCGCCGTTCAGAAACTTGTTAATAAAATACTGCTGTCCCTTTCCGGTGACTTTGGTGGTCTTGTTTATCCTCACGGAACCGTCCGGATTGTTCACTGTGCTCTCCTTGACTTCAAACAGCCACATTTCCATGCTTTTCTGCGTCGGCATATTCCAGTCAGAACCGTTTCGCTTAATCAGATAACCGTTGCCCCTCATCCATGCAAATAACCGCTTCTGTCCAATGTCAACGCCATTCTGCTTAATCAGCTTCGCCAAGTCTCCAATAAGGATTGAGGAATGGCTCGTCGCCACAGCGTCGGCGAAAATCTCTTTCGGCCTCATGCGCTGAACATCTTCCAGAAGTCCAGCATTTTCCCCTTTCAGCTTATCAATGGTCTGTCCGGCTACTTTCAAAGCCCTCGCCATGACCTGCTCCGGCGTATTCCATGCCTTTTCCAGGTCAAGGAAATACTGGCGATACTGGCGGCCTTTCTCGGAACGCTGTATCATGCAAATCTGCTTTGCCATGTCCACGGTAATCTGATAATCAATAGCTGGACGGCCTCCGGTACTTTCGCTCATTTTTGAGCAAAAGTCCTTTCCGGCTTCAAAACCATACTCAGCCATTCTCGGAAACCAGTCTTTAAAAGCCGTTTTAATCTCTAGCCCGTCATGCAAATCCCTGGCTGATACTGTTGGCTGTTCTGTTTCATAGTTTATCTTAATAATCTCATTCATCTAGTATACCTCCCTCTCTTTTTTCTCTCATCTCTCACACCTTGCACAGTCCCATAGTGATAAAGCGTCACAAGGAATTTCATAAGATTCCATTCGTCTCCATTTTTCGGAACACAGCCGTAGATTCTTGCCATCCTTTCACAAAAATCATATTCAGCCGTGTCCGCATATTGAGAGAATTTTTCGGCTTCTATTATCGGCGCTATCTGGGCTACTGAAAGAGAATTTGCATAAACTTCTCTTGCGAACTCTGCATTTGTTGTTTCCATCTTAAAACTCTCCTTTGCCTATTGAAATTCCGCAAAGGAAATGGTATACTAGATTTACCAAATCCAATGTGGTGAGGTTTTTAGGAGGTTCCGACTTTCCAGGGAGGGAACCTCCTATTTTTTGTCCAATTCAGATTTAACCAGCCGAATACCTCTGTTGATTACTTCTGTTTTTGTCGTTTGAAGCCTTTCAGAACACTCCTCTAACAACTCATTCATCTCATCATCAAGGCGAAGCTCAAACCTATTGTGCTTAGATTTATCTGATTTTGGTCTTGGGGACATTTATTTCACCTCCATTCTTGTCCGTACATCTATAATTATACACGTCCGTACAAGAATGTCAATAGGCAAATTAAATTTTTCAGCTCTAGCCAATATTCAGTTGTCAAGGTGCGATTATGTAAATCCCGTTAATACTTCTTTGTCAATAAATTCGCAACCGTCTGTAATTACAGTCGGTTTTATTTACGGTATGTCTAGTTCATGTGCTACTCCATCTTTTTAAATCTGTTCCATAATTCCGCAAATTTCTCCCAGCCATACATCGCCACAAAGGCGACCAGAAATCCCGCCAGAATCGCCGCCAGAATCATGTACCACAAAATCGTCTGCTGGATGTACTGCATATACGCAACAAAGGCGGTCACTGTCATTCCGATGGACAGGATGAACACCAGGATATCTGTCGGGATCTTGGCAAGCACGCCTACACCCTTAAACACCTGCGTAATGACCGACACCATAAACGCCAGTGCGCCGATAACCGCCAGAATGGTGGTCATGTTCGCAAACAATGTTTCCATTTACTTTCCTTTCCGGAATCAAAATAAGTCCAATTCCTTGAATACTTTGAAAATCTTCGGGGACTGAATAGCAAACCAGTCCACCACGGTTTCTTCAATTCCGATTGTTTTGTGTTCAAAGTTGCTGGACAGCCCGGATTCCTCCATAAACGCATGAATGATTTCATGCCGGAGACAGGTTTTCTGATAGTCCCTCAGATTTCCTTTCGCTCCAACCTGTCCCTCGCTTTTTTTCATATCGTCCACAACGATTTCCTTTGTCGAGGAATCGCAGTATCCGTCAAGCCCTTCCAGTGAAGGATATTTTTCCTCATTACCAAACTTTATTTCATATTCGGTTCCAAGGATATTCACTTTACAATCCTGCATATAGCAGCAACACTCCCTCGTCGTTTCTTACTCCCGTCAAATACAGCCTTGCCGTATCCGCCAGGTTTTTATTACTTGCCTGTGCGTCCCCGGCCGCCTGGTAGACCGCGCTCCACGCTTTCGCGCCGTTTGCCATTTCGGACGGTGAGGCATAGGAGATTGATTCGGAGCCAGCAGAGCGGGAGGTCACTACTCCCTCCGCAGCACCGGGCCCGCCGGAAGATGTTCCACCCGCGGCGGCAGATTGCGCCTGTTTATCTGCCAATTCCAATTGATATAACTTGTCGCAGACCGCGCACACGGCCTTCTGCACCTTCGTCGCCGCCCTTTCATCAGACGGTAAGCCGTCAGCCAATCGGTCAAAGGTTATAACGTCCAGAAAGTCGCTGGCGCGGTCTGCGATACGGTCAAAGTCCTCCGCCGGAACGACATTCCCGTGATAGGTCTGCTCGTAAAATGTGAATGTGGTGTATGCCATCCCGTTGGCCTCCTTACCTCTTACTCTTCCGTCTTGTTTCCCCGGAAAGCGGTTCGCCGTCAGTATTTAGGGGTGTACTGGCGGCCATCAACCCCCCGCGCTTACGGTGATTTTCGCGATACCATCCAGGTATTCAGCAAACAGCACAAGGCCGGTGATAGCAAACGCCTCAGATACGGCTGTGTTGTAGTTGCCCTGCGTATGGAAACCGATCAGATTGGTTTCGCCGCTGGTGGTGTAAACAAGGCCGGCCTTTGCAAAATCGCTCTCGTTGGGGTCGATGTAGTACATAACGATGTTTTCCACCGGTGTAGCAATCACCGTATCCGCCGGGATCTCGCTGTCGGAAAGAAGGAAAATTGTGTTGAACCCCATGAAATCCTTAAGGTACTGGAATCCAAACTGATTCTGAATCGTGATGTTCGCAGCACCCAGGTATTTGTATACATCAAGGATGTTCACGAAGCCGACAACCCCGGTGATGTTCCGGTGCATCTGCTTAAACTTGTTCTCAACCTTGCCTTTTGCCATCGCCAGAGCCATCTGGAAGGTGGTTTCCGTGGAGGTGAGTGTTCCGGTTTTCAGATAGTCATAAAACTTCTTCGTCACGCCCGCCTGGAGCTGATACAGGAATTCGTCGTCAGTCATCTGGACGGCGTTGTCATATCCGTGGTCTTTGATCGCCTCGATGGAAACGGCCTTCGCATACTTCTCGATGGTCATTTCCTGGTACTTCTTTTCTTTTACGGTAAATTTGCTGTAAGGGATCTCCTCGCCTTCTGCTACCGCCCCGTTTTCGAGTGTACCCTCGGCGTATTTGCTTTTAAGCACCGCACCGGGCTGCTTTTTAATGGGGCGCATAATCCCCAGAATGTCCCGCAGATGCTGCCAGTTGCGCTCGAATCTGGTTACAAAATCCAGCTCTCTGGCGGTCACCTGGATATCCGCTGTTTTAATCAAATTTTCTTTTGCTGGCATAAAAAAAGTCCTTTCTACCCATAGCTTTTAAAAGGTGTGTAGGTTGGCGACACGCTCCAATCGCGTGCCAGTGTCAAATTGAATTATTCAGTTTTTCCGAACAGATGAAGATTGTTGGCGATAGCCGCCTGGCGCTCGCTGGTGTCTTTGATCGCTTCGATCTGTTCTTTTGTCATGTTTACGCCCTGGTTCTGTTTGCCGATTGGCTGTGTAAATCTCGCTGCGTTCTGCTGAGCCTTGATCTGCTCATCATCGACAAACGCCGAAGCATCCTTTTCCTTCATCTGGGTAATAAGGTCATTCAGACCCAGGATTTTTCCATCTTTCAGTTTCAGCCCAGCATCCTTGACCTCCGCCATGATGGCCCGTTTCGCTGCCTCGCTGGAGAATTTGATTCCTTCAAGCTCTGTTTTCAGAGCATCCGCAAAATCCCTTTCATACAGCTTTGCCTGCGCATCCTTCTCGGCATCTTCAGCCTTTTTCTTCCAGTCAGACAGTTCCTTCTGCATAGTGTCGAGATCAACACCTTCAAAGCCTTTCAGAGTGGTTTCCGCCGTCTCGGCCTTCTCCTTCCAGGTGTCCCGGTCGGTCTCAACCTTTCCCAGCTTCTTTTCATGCTCGGCTTTCGTGATGTAATTCTCCGCCACCTTTTTTGTAAGGTTTTCTTTCTTGTCTGCCGGAACCTCGATTCCCAGTTCTGTCAAAATCGCTTCAATATTCTGCATTCTTATCCTCCTAAACGTGATTGATTAACCGCCCGTCAGCGGTATGGATTAAGCCCGATAAACCACGGGCGAGGTAGTTGGGAAAAGAGGAATCGAACCTCTGGCACGCGGCTTATAAGGCCGCCGCTCTACCTACTGAGCTATTTCCCAAAAACGCCCGGGGGTAGCGAACCGGGCGAAAAGCGTAATGATCGGCGCCGTCTCAACAATGCGCCTACATCGTGTGCCGGGACTCGAACCCGGCTGTATGCCTTTCACGATTGCTGGAATTACATTGAGAATGAAGAGTCCCACGATTGCATTTCGCGGGATTGCACACAGACGGAATCGAACCACATTTTCAACCTTCCGTTAAGGCTGTGCGCAACTCATCTGAAAGGAGGTATGTAACAAATATTGGAAAAGTATGGCTTGCGCGGGGTTATGCAAATCCATACTATAAATGTCATATTGCTTCCTTGATACTATTTTACCACATTTTCCATTTTTACCTCTCAGCACGTTTTTTCGTTTTCAAAAAGCGGTGAGTCTCCCCACCGCCCTCATTTACATCATCTTACGCAGTTTGTCCATATAACGAGATATGGTCTCCCGTTCTTCCCGACAGTCCGCATCTTTTGACAGGTCTCCCAGTTCTTCCGTCAGTGCATCCATGTGCTCCTCCAGGGCGGCCAGCATACGCCGCTTGCAGTCCTCAGATTTACCATTACGGTAAGACTGTTTGCTGTCCATATACTCAGCATACGAGTCGTTGGCACCATTGGCCCGGCTGTAATGGCCTCTTACATAATGCTCGCCGCGGCGGGCATAAGAGGACCCGTTTTCATAGTCCGGCAGGGTTCTTCCGTCCTCCCGGCTGTACCGTCCCATGCTGTCGCGTTTCCGTCTCTCGCTGTAATCGCTCTGGCCACGGCTCCCTTCCATCTCGTCAAGGACCGCATTGTAATAGCCCTCTTTGCATTTCCAGTATTCGACGTTCTCCATGTCCTTCAGCATGTCGATAAGTTTGTATGCGGTTTCAAGGTTCCCTGTGTTCAGACCCTTTTCCGCGATTTTATCCAGTTCCTCCCGGATATTTTGCATTAATTTATAACTCATGGCCTGCCCTCCTTAACCGCATACCCGGACAGCTGTAATGTTCGGGTTATCTACCAGGACCGGAATCGTCCCGGCGTTCTTAATGGAAACGTTTTCGCAGCATCCGCAGAACACGTCAACGTATGTCTGGGACGATACATTAAAATACTGTTCTACGGCTGCCGGAGTAGCGCGCATGACCGTCCCACCGAGGATTTCTCCGTCTCTGGCGATTCCCAGGGCCACTTCTCCTACCGTTTCTCCTGTCGGTACTGCGACATTACCGGAAAATGTAACCAGATATCTACCGGGCTTCGCAAGCGTGATCTGTGCGCTCCCGGCCCTGTGCCTTTCTGCACATCCGCCCTTTGTGGCAACCACCGAAAACGGGATTGACTGTCCCACCGGCACAGTGACTGGCGCTGTATTTACTAACTCAATCATAATATTCTCCCTTCTGCGCAAAAGGACAGGCTTTACGGCCTGTCCCATCTGCGTAATAACGGCATCAGCCGAACATCCAGAACCATTTTGTTGAGGTCAACAAGATGGTCTGAAAGAAACTCCTTATGCGGTTTTAGCATCCGCAGCCCGTATTGCATCCGCAACCTGTATTACAACCACATCCGCCGCCAAAGCTAAAGCCTGTCGGGTTGATGATGGATGTATACGGGGACATTACCGGATAAGAGGGTACCGGTATAGGTCTCAGCACGTTGATAATGCTGTCGATCTGTGCATTAATTTTGCTGGTCTGTGTATTGTTGGACAGCTGGAGCTGTGCGGACTGTAACTCAGTCTGTAAGGACTGGATCTTGTCCTGCGTGAACAGATCAATGATGCGCTGGGTCCCGGCATTCTGCGCCTCAATCACATCGCGGAATCCGTTGTTTACGGTATTCTGGAGGATGTTGGTCTGGGCTGCCATGTTGTAGTTTACGCCAGCGATTGCCTCCCTGGTATCGCAGCAACACTGCTGCATCTGATAACCCAGATTGGACAGATTCGCATTTACACCAGCAAGGCCGTTGCAAAGCTGACCGGAAAGGTTCTGGATACCGTTTTCGATTCCCTGTGTGGACAGTGCCGCGTCGATATCAGCGCGGGTTGCATATCCCTGGAATGCCGGAGAGTTTGCGCCTCCACCATTTCCGCCCCAGCCGCCGAAGCCGCCCCAGCCAAACATACCGAAAATTAAAAAAAGGATGATCCAGGCTCCCCAATCTCCACCGAAGCCGCCATTTCTCCCTGTGCCGCCAGTTAAAACGGCAACATCAGAAGCAGTTAATCCGTCTGTCATAGTAATAATCTCCTCCGATTATGATATTTACAAACCGTGTGCACCCGGTTATGTACTATTTAAAAAAGCCTTTGAATACGCCCTGCATCTGTTGAGCCATCTGCTGGGCCTGGTTAAGTTGCTGCTGGCTTATCCGGCCAGACTGTAACAGTTTATTGATCTCTTCATTGGGGTTCTTACCTTCCATTTCTTTCCGGAAGCGCTGGAACTGTTCCATCATTCCAGATGGCCCCCCACCATTCAAAGCGTTAAACAATGGATTCGCCATGCTTACCTCCTTCTGGCTTTGTTGCCGTTTCAAGATAGCTGTACAATTCTTCGTATTTGCCCTTCAAATCGTCATATTCCTGTCTGGTGACATATTTATCGTCAAGGTTTATTTCGGCCTGTTTCTGCGGCTCCTGTGAGCCCAAAACAACCTCTTTATAAGCAAACGTCCGAAGTGTCGGCATCCCGGCGGCATCTGTGGTCTTTATGTAAAAAATGGAGTTTTCTGAATCCATCAGAAGGACGCTTGTGTTTGGAGCCACAAGATACGACTTGGCCCCCGCCTCGCCCTGTACCCACAAAATCCCCTGGTTTACTTGCTGGGATTGCTGCGGTTGCTGATACTGGGCCTGCATCTGTGCCAGCCGGTCCATTTGCGGCTGTAATGGATTCATTTGCCCAAACTGATACGGATTGTACCCATATCCAGGCGTATATGGTAATGCCATGCCTGTCCCTCCTATGACTAAATCAATGACTTTGTATGACTAAATTATGGCATAAAAAATAAGCCTTTGACAGGCTCTTAAAGTACTGTTAAAGGCTTAAAAAAGTATATCAAAAATTTAATGTTCTGGTAAATAACGCACTCAGCTTTTACGTTTCTTTTTGGCGGCTTCCATAAGATCGTCAACGTATTTTTTTACTGACACACCTTTATGCTTTGCTTGATTTCTTAGGCTTTCTGCGTATTTAAGAAAATCCTTCCTCTTCAGAACGTCTATAACCTCCCCGTATGTTTTTCGGTTGTCAACTGCAACTTTCATGACACGATATGCCTGTTGCATGCTCTCAGCAAAATCTTTCGAAACATATCGTTGCATAGTGGTATCCTTGTATGGATGATATCCAGCAGTGCCATTAGCTATAGCTGTATTCCTCATTGAATCCAACAAATCTTGTGCGTATTTTTTTTGTTTATCAGTCCCTGTCTTTCCAGATAAAGAAATAGGTTTAAACATACTCTCTTTTTTTAAACCACTTCCCGAACCTCGTCCGCCCATATACTACTCCTTTCCCAAAACCATTGGCCAGTACACCCGGTCTATCCACTCATTCATTCTTGTGCTGTTGGTCATTTGTATAATTTTTCGATTGACCCGTCTGCTCACCTGTTTAATGGTAGTCATTTCACAGTGCATGGATTCAGCACATTGTTCCAGTGGTACGCCTTTCTTTCTGAGATCAAAAAGCGCGGATTCCTGTGGGCTGAAATTGCAAAATTCTTTGTAATATGCCAGCTGTGGCACCGTGAAATCATATACCTTCAAAAAGATTCTCCTTACTGCGTCTGTGCCAGATAGGAAATGAGCTTGTCTCTCGTTTTTTTTAACTGCTCCACGTTGTTCCCGGATATCTGGCTGTTAAGCATAGTCACCAGCGTTTCCATGATGAGGCTGTCACGCTCTCTGATTTCCTGCATGGCCTCATAATCTCTTTTGTCGTGTCTTTCCAGTGTCTCCACCCGGTCATTTAGTTTAACCGCCGGAGCAATCCACTTGTGGATCACCGCCGCTGCACCGCCAATAACGGAAATACCTCCGCAAATTGCAAGTATCGTCTGTACTGTCTCCATTACGTCCATGTATCAGTCCTCCGGTTCAAAATATTGGCATATTTTACAATCCTCGTCTGGGTCCGGAAAGTCACAACACATGTCGCACTGGTCATTACAACACACTTCGTTGCAGAAATATTTACATCCTTTTTTGTCATAAACATCTACTTTGTATGTTCCGTCCGGAAGCTGCTCCAGCCATCTACTCATATTATCTCTCCCAGTAATAAATCGGTATCTCCTGTCCGCTGTCCCATGTGTCCCAATAATACCCGTCCTGTACGCACACCACATGGCCGTCGATAGCCAGGATGTAAGTTCCCACCGGATGATCCCGGCAGAAGTCGTCTACGGTGTACACATACTGGCCGTGGTCGTCCACGATGTTCCGACGGAATCCATGATCCCGGAGGTATGCGCCCCACACTACATTTGCAGACGGCATATCTGACAGCTGACAGGCTTTGACCATCACGCCGGAAAACGCCGTCTCCCAATCAATGTCAAGGGCCTTGCATATCGCCCGGATAACGCAATCGCCTACACGGCGGGCGCTGGGATTAGGATTGAATTGTTTCCATCTGCTCACTTCCTACGCTCCCTTTCTTTCCTATCCTTCTCTTGCTTGAGTTTTTCTTCTTCCTCTTTTTCTCTCCTCTGCCTAATTACATTGGCTTGATTTGCTGCTATAATCCCTTGTATCATAATTGGCATAATCATTCCCCTTTCGTGTTCTGATACCGCCGCGCCGCCCCTCTGGCCTTTGCGGCCTGTTCGCGGTTCCAGCGGGCAATCTGGAGACGTTCTGAAAGCGGCCGCAAACTGTTTTCTTTGCAAAACTCATTGTATGCTTTATTCTGCCGGGACAGGAGATAGGATTTCCGGTCAAGCGTCTGCTGCAATTCAAACTTCGCCGCTTCATTCTGGCATTTCTCCACGGCCTCTTGCAGTCCCATGACCTCCCGCTTTGTCTTGCGGACTCGTCGCTCTAATGTCCTTTGGCGTTGATCCAGCTTTTCCATGCGGACATTATCGGCGGTCTGGATGTCGGCATACGGATTATTCACACCATCCCCGGATCCGAACGAATGGCGGCAGTTGTACCCCGAAAGACCTACACCAGTTCCGTACCCTGTCCGCTCATAAAAGTTCGGAAAGCGTTTATCACGCCCGGTCCGGCTGTAAAACTGTCCTTGCCACCACAGATGATTGCCCGGGTTCTGCCCGCCGTCCCCGGTTCTGGCTCCGATGTGCGCCGACACAAGGATGATATCCCAGTCCATTTCCTCCATGCGCTTGATTGATATATCTCCAGCGGCCTGGGCTATCCCGGTACGCACGGCCCGCGCTGTGGCGACCTCTATGGTGTCACGGTGACCGGAAGGGTAGTCCACATACACTCCGCCGCTTGCAACGGTCTCCACGGCCTCTCTGACGGCCTGTGAGTAGCTTGTGGCCCCGATCATGACTTTGTTATAGGCAAAATCACATTCATTCAGAAACAGCCTCTGTGCGGCTTCTGCGGTGCTGCGGGTCATGTTCCGCCACTCTCCCAGGGTGGCGTTGTAGTTCCGCTCCATGAGCCGGATCAGCGCCGGGGACTGTGTCAGCGGCATGGGAGACAGCCCGGCGGCCCGGTATATCTTGTCATCGTATTCCAGGGCCTTGACTCCGGCCTCTTCCATAGCCGCCTTGATTTCCTTCTCCTGCCGCTTCGTGTACTTCGTCAGCTCCGCCGTGATGTCCTGTAAAAGGTATCCGCTATCCTGTAACACCTGGATACGCCACGCATCGGATGAGGTAAGGAGGTAATCGTCCCCCCGCCCGATGCGTATCATCATGCGGTCTACAATCTGGCGGATTATGTACTCATGGAGCTGGGAGGCAATGTTTTCTGCCCCGTCCGCTATTTGCTGGAGATAATGAGGGTCAAGCATTATTTTTTCTTCTTTCTTTTGCTTTGCCTTTTTACGCCATCAATGCAATCAAAAAGCAAAACAGTACCTATAATTACAACGATTGCAAATAATATTCCCATGTTACTCCTCCCTATTAAATCTTCCTGTATCCCACTTCCATTCCTGCTCCTCCATCATTGATTATTGTGGTTGTAGGAGCATAGGTATGAAGCTGTTTGTATGCGACAATGGTTTCGGGTGAGAGCGGAGTCTCTACTGAGGCATCAAGTGCAAACAAGACTCTTGCCCCAACAGTTAATTCCCCGGTTTCAGATATATATGGTCCATTAATCGACTCATTGTTATAAGATGCAATCTTTTCAATCCTCTTTATGTATACGCCCTTTGCCAAATCCGCCTCATCCGTCACCCACTGCTGACCGTTTTCGTCCGTATAGTTACCGCCAGAAGGAACCGAAATCCCTGGCAAACCGCCGGGAGTAGGGACGATGAGGGTCTGTGCGGGCTTGTAAGGCTCATATGGAGTAGATTTATCACCAAGTTCAAGCTGGATTTTGATTTTCGATAAATCTCCAGTATTCCAATCTCCGTTTAATCCGGCTAAAATAACTACCGCGTTTGGAATGTTTGGCATGACAAATGCCTTACTCAATCCAGCTGCTGGATAACCTTTGGTTAAGTTCGTGTTTGTAGTAGCCTCATGTAAACTTACTCCCGTTGTTGCGTCCACGTTTGTAAATGTGTATGCCTGTCCCGGAATCAATTTAAGATTCGGCTGTGTTACGTTGTATCCCTGTTTTGTTCCGCTTGCGATATCAATCAGATTTTTCCCCTCGATCTTTATCCCGATATTCCCTTTGTCTCCCACATTGACAATCGGCACCGGTGATTCCGGGCTTGGGTCGCCGTTTTGTATGGATTTTCCGAAGATTCTCAGTCCTTTTAATTCTGCATTGTCTTTGGCATCCGTGAGTATTATGGGATTTCCAGAAACATATGCAACGGTGGAACCATGTGCACCAACGATTATGGACAGCAAATGTTCCTCTCGTGTCACAGGTTCCGGGACATTTCCGCCGCCGTTAGCAATCGCCGCCCAATACTGCTCAACACGCGTTACTGGTTCCGGAGTGTTCCCACTCCAAACTCCTGCCGCTTTTGCCATATAGTATTGCAATCTTGTGACGGGCCACGGTGCGTTCCCGGAATAGTCTCCTGTCATAATTGCAAGGTAGTATTCCTCAATCGTTATGGGTTCGGGCGCCCTTCCGTCCCATGTCCCTGCAATCTTCGCAAGGTAATATTCTAATCTAGTTATCGGATTCATTCTTTACTCCTCCTGGAAAAATCCCGGTTCTTCTTTCGGCTGTGCCGCCGCCACCATTGCTGCCGCTTCTTCCGGCGTGAATCCCTCATATTTTTCAAGGTAATACTCTTTTGTGTAAAACCCTTGTAATGTAAGCTGGTACGCCCTCGCCCTGTCCTCGTCAAAATTATATGTAATGTCCCCGAAGCTGTACACCACATCATAATTACCTTTGGGAGCCAATCCATACCCATCTGCATACACAGACATAGCATAGATGGCATCATTCAGACAGCTTTCCAGCTTGTCCCGGACATCCTTGATAAACTGGATCGTCCGCTGCTGCTCCGCTTCAACGCCTGTCGCTGTCTGGATCCCGGAGGATTCGTTGAATACGAAGTACCCATTAGAAAAGCCACACTTGTACCCGATCTGGGACAGAAGGGCATTAATCCCGGAAAGCCTGGTATCAGTGTTAAGCTGCGGGTTAATCTCCTGGTAAAACTCCTCCGGGCTATTACCAAACACATTTTTGACATAATGCGGCATCTTCACATCTGCAACACGTCCATTAAGGCTTTTCCCGCTGTCGTACATAAGCCGGTCATCTGCCAGGATTATCTTTTCGCTGTCATAAACCTCACCCGCGTTTCGGCTGTATGCGATATCCAGGTCCTTCATTTCTTCGACGGCCGACGCAAAAACGGGCATCCCAAGGGGAGAAGCAAGGTCTATATTATTCGCTCCGGGAGTTCGGAACACCCCAAACATCGGGGAATCTAACTGCTCGTTATTGTCTTTTATAATCCGCTCAATCGGGGCCAGATGCGCCCATCTTGTGTCGGTTATTGCAATCGGGTCCCCGATAGAACTTGAATTCCTGGAAACGTAGGTTTTATTTTCGATGTAGTACGGATATACCGTCCTTCCATCTTCATGTTCTGCCACGAAATTATGGTACTCCAGGCGAGTGTAGTATTTATCATTCTCCTCATATGTTTCCCGGAAAACGATTCCCGTAATATTGTTGTTCCCGTCCGTCTCCGTCACCATGAAATTAAGAGGGGAGACAAAGTCGAACCCATCATCCGTAGGTTTGATAATGATTGTGCCGTATGCACATCCATACTCTACCCAGTCCCGAAGATTATAATACGCCTTATCAATCTGCTCCTGGAGCCATTTCCCACGCTCCCCGCCGCTGACCTGTATCTTAATCCCCAACATAACAAGACGCGCTGTCTCAGAGCATACAGACTTTGCAAAGTTGATGGTCTTAATTCTCTCCTCTGCGTCTAACCAGTACGGACTTCCCTGGTAAATGTTCGCCCATTCTGAGATTTTTGTCAGCATTTGCGCCGATGCGATATCCTTTACCCGGAAATCTTTTTCTGCTTGTTTTCTGAATATCATCCCGATCCACCTTTTTACCGTTGCTATAATGCCCATTTAATCACCCAAATCAACTTCCGCGAAAATCATCGAGCAACCATCAGTTCGTATTCTTTTAACCTCCATCTCCATCAAGTTTATATCTTGCTTCTCCCACTCTTTCTTGTTGTGTAAAGCATTCATTTTTACACTCAGTTGTTCATTTTCATCCAGAACAGAAATCAAATCCTTTATAGTCATATTTAACCACCTATGCCATGTAATAGCCTTTTGCTTTAGCCTCCTTAAGTTCGCCTTCGGAGAAATATCTTTCCACTCTTTCTTTTATGCCATAACAATCCACTTCCATATCCAAAAGAAATAATTTCTCTTTCGGATCACGCCTTTGACATATCTTTTTATCAAATTCCTCTGTTACATCTCTTTCACTGTATATTTTTTCAATGTAATGCTCTAATAAGTTCATTATGCGCTGTGTCCTCTCCTCATCGCCATCGGAGATATTGCGTAGCGGAGAGCGTCGATCCAGTGATCGTTGCCGTCCGGGTAATCTGCTATCACTTCTCCGTTGCCGTCTACTTCGTGTTCGTATTCTGTAATTTCCTTGTATGCCCGTGGTGTTCTGGCCGGATCAATAACAATCGTCCGGCACTGTAACCACTCAAAGGTGTACTTCCGACTCCCAGGCGTTACAATGGCGTTTCTGGCCGGGATCCCGGCGTCCCGAAGGTCCACAATGCTTTCCTGTTCATCCACGCCACACATCAGAGCGTAATCGTCATACCCCTTGTCCTTTATCATCTGCGCCATGTCTGCATTTCTGATTTTGCACCCGCCCAGCTCATCCAGTAGGACAATCTGCTCCTTATTGGGCACATAGGCGGCCCGGATAAAGGCTTTCGGGTCCGGGTACCATCCGAAGTCTTGCCCTTGATAGATTGACTGGTATGTCTGAATCTCCTCATCGGTTATCGTGCGGATCTCCAGCATGTCAAAGATATTGGTTCCCAGCCCCACCGGCTCGCCCAGGTACTCATGTCGGTATGCCCGCTCATTTGTGTCCTTTAAATGCTCTGCGTCGGCTATAAACTGATCGCCCAGCCAGTCAGCCGGAACGCTTGTATAATCGCTCTTGTGCCGGTAACTGTCCTCTCTCGGCTCATTGACATATACATTTGCCCAGTTACTACGGCTGATAGGTGGATTGAAGGATTTGAATACCACAAACTTGCTCCCACCACGGAGGACTGACTGCTGTACTGTTCGGATTTCCTCAATCCCGGCAAACTCGTCCAATTCTTCAAACCAGAGGTATTTGAAGTAACCTCGGCTGGTCTTGATGGACTTCGTTTTCTTCGCTTTATCCAGCCCCCGGAAGATGATTTTCTGCCCCGTGGGCCTATATACATACTGCATGGGGCTGACGCTGGAGGCCCACAGGTCGTTGGCTCCCAGCGCGTCAATCGCCCACGCTATCTGTTCAAACACGGATTCTCGGAGGGTGTTCCCGACTTTACGGAATACTACCGCGTTGCTGAAAACGCCGTCCTTTGCGTCCTGCATCATCCCCAGTACAATCTCCACGGATATAAAGGAGGACTTGGTTGAGCCACGCCCGCCGTACAGGTCATAATATGTATGATTGCCGTCCAGTATGTCCCAGTGGACGGGGTAAAAGGCGGGGGCTATGATGTCGGTAAGCTGGATTGTGTCAGTCAATTTTTACTCTCTATCTCCTTCAACCGTTCCAGCGCAGCTCCTTCACTTGTAAATGCAATATCTCCAAAATCATTCAATTTCAATGTTCCGTAGAGATTTGTTGCCTTAAATAAAGGCGGCCTTTTGGCATTAAGGTATATGTCTGTGATAATCGTTTCTTTTCCGTACAGTCTCCACTCGCCAGAATTTATCAACTTTTCTATAATCCATATCCTATCTCCCGCCTTACACGGTAACCGCACAAGAAGTCCGTCTTCTTCGGCATTTTCATATTTCCATAACTTTTCATAAATCTTATCTATTTCTTCGTCATCTGGTTCCATTGCGCTTGTCCAAAATTCTTCGCCCATCCAATATGGGTTACGTTCTGTCAGTCTATCCATCATCTACTCCTTCCCCGGCCTCGGTATGTTATTCACGATAACAATGCCGCCGGTATCTGTGTTCTGTGCCACATCAACCTTGCGCTTTGCCAGCTCAACGGCGGCTTTCGTTCTCTCCGCCAGCGGAGCGTCAAGACCAAACTGGTCTTTCACTTCGCCCCGCATGACAGAAGTGAGATATTGCATTATCTCCGCAGCAGAGGCTATGCGTCTGTCCTCAATCTGTTTCTGCCGTTCTTCGATGTATTGTGAGATTTTTGGGTTCTTTAGGGTTTTTGAGGCTTCGACTGCCGCCGATTTGTAGTTTTTGTACCCGGCTTTCCTGTAAGCCTCCGCCGCATTCCCACACTCTATGTAATAATCCGCAAATGCCTTTTGCTTCGGTGTAAGCACTTATCCACCACCTTCAATCATTTTGTCCACACAAGCATTCCACCCGGCGTTATACATCCAATCTATCACACGCTTTCCGGATTCCGTTTGCATTGGGCATTTTTCTGGCATTTTCTTCACCGGGCACCAATCCGGTTTTCCCGGTCTCTCATAAGAGCAGAATCGATCCACTTCTACGTTTTCGATCCCGCAAAACCTTTTCCCCTGTATCATCTGCCTGTTATCATAGTCGCGCTCGTGGCAGAAGTCACAGTTTATACAGCTTTCCTGGAAGTCTACGGTTACAAAGCCGTCGGGCGCATCTGGTTTCTTCTCTTCCACAGCAGCTTCTTCGAGCATTTTGAGCTTTGCCAGTGCCATCCCAATATTCTGGGACATTACATAGGGCAAACCGTTCTGAATTTTTGAGAAATCTTCCAACGCCACCTCAGAAAAGTTATCATCCCAGGAAAACGGCTCCGCCTTGATTGTAAATTCTGGATTATTCATCCCTTTTTCTCATCCTCTCCCCAGCTTACGGTTATCTCGTCTCCGTAGCGATTTTCTTCCCATTCTTCTTTTGTGCAAAAATCAACTGAATAAATAGTATCATATCGTTCGTATGCCCGTTTCATAGCCCTTTTTATGCTCCATAGGCGTAACCATGTGAACGTTTTCCGGAACTCACCATCAAAACAAGCATAATACGTTTCTTTCTCTCCTACAATACGGAAATATAACTGTGCATATCCGATTATCTGTCTTTTTCTTTGCCTCTCTTTCAATTCTCCTCACCATCCTGTCTTGTTCCAGCCCATTGCTCTGCCATAGCCTTTGCAATACCCGGAAATGTTTTTGACCTTATTTTAGGGTCTCTTTCTTTTCTGCCTTGAAACCGTCTATAATTACCATGTGCGTCCTTGCATCCCCCGTTGACATAGGGCTCATGATATGCCATTATTTCTGTCGGTAATAACGGAGGCAGCCCTTTGAGCCACAGACAAGTCCGCTTGCTGTATGGATGCCCAAATTCATATGGTTGTATTGCCTGACTATATGAGGGAAGTCCTATAAGTTTCATGGGTGTTGGATTTTCTATTGCAATTCTAGGACAATCCGCATTATAGAAACTCATGAAAAATTCTTTTGCTTTCATGGCCTTCTCATAACGTTCTGGAACAATGTTTCCTTTGACCCTCATTCTCACTGTGCCAGCATTGGTCATATATGTACATGGCGGAAATGCTATAATCATATCCCATTTCATTTTTAGCAGTTCAAGCGCGTCAACCTGTAAATGCCATTCTGGATGTCCTCCAGAGCATGGTTCAATATCGCACGAATATGCCTCATGCCCCAGCTTTCTCATTTCTATTGTCACAGCTTGGCTTTCTTCACAGGCTACCAATACCTTCATTTATCTTCCACTCCTTTATCTGCTCCCATATATCCGCCAGACATTTCACCGCCTCCACCGTACTCGCCGTCCGCAATATCTCATAGTCCCTCATCCGCCAGCCGTTTCGCGTTTCCTGGAGTGTAGGCGTTGACAATATCCACATGGTTATCATCCGCTCCTGTTCCGGGCTGTAAAATTGACTGGTTCCTATCTTGACAACAAGGCCAGTGGAGAGGATCGCACGCTGAAGTTTTTTAAGTGTCAAATTAAGATTCATCTTCTCATTCCTTTATCTTAATTTTACCACAATTCCGCGCGCTACCTCTCCTCACATTTTCAGCCTTTCCACTGTCCCGTCATACGGAGCCAGTGGTAAAATTTGGCCATTGTGCCGCGCTTGTACGAGTAGAAATCGTCCTCTGTAACAGGGATATTCCAGCCTTTTTTTATCAGTGTGCGGTATCCCTCGCCCTCTTTTGTAATAGACTCGCATACGGCCTTCTCGAGGCCAGGAGCCGCGCTTTTTGCGCAGTTGTAGAGGACGGAATACTCCCCCGGCTTCAAGTCCCGGCAACGCTCTTTCAATCTCCCCTCGTCTCCTGGAAATACTTCCAGGTCAATGAGTGTCTTTTCCCTCGTCCGTATACTTATCCACTCCCTTCGCTTATTTCCCCCTCTTAATCCTCCGGCTTTTCTTCTTTTTCCCGCACAGGGCCGTCTTTCCTCCGGAATTTACCTGTCTGCCGTAGATAAATGCGTTAAAATTACTTCTGCTCATTATTTTCCCTCCCTCAAAAGCTCATTAAATTTCTCAAAAGCCCTCTGAGATACCTTATTATTCTGCTTCTCCGGCTTCAGATTTACGGACAAGTGGACGCTGATAATATGTCCCAGTTCCCTTGCCATGTTCTTCCGCCCCTGTGACAGCCCATCACGATAGCCTTTTGCCGGGCGGAAGTCATTGATTTGCTCTTTTCCCTCGCCCTGTCCTCCGGCGGTCTTGTTGTATCGGCACTGATAGCCGCGCCTTGTGTATTCCAGGATCCAGTACTGCTCCCACTTGTCCAATTCTGATTCCGGGTAATGCCGGATCCCGATTCTCCATCCGTAAGGATTCTCCTCGCTCCAGAATCCTCGCTTTTTGAGGCTGAGGTCTATGTGCTGGTATCCGGTGAGATGGCTGCACATCCGCTGCATGATATGTACGGCCTGGCCGATGTAAAAATAATTGATTCCGTTTTCATCGGTCCGGGTCAGAAAATAGATTCCGCTGTTATCATCCAAATTCGGATTGATTTTCAGCAGCCGTTCCCGATTCTTTTTCTCTATCGCCTTTACTTTGGCAATATTCTTATACTGTCTCACTCTTTGCTTCCTTCCCCTTGTATGGTTCCGGCGACGGCATCCAGGCCATCACAGTATCATACACACATTCAAGATTCCGTTCCTCCTCTGTATGCTCTACAGATCCGCAGCAGAAAGTCCCATCCTCATTGTAAAATTGCCACAAACCACCACCAATATAATACGCTTTGCAAACTTCAAATTCCTCTGGATGTTTTATCTTCTCTGCCTCCGGCACCCAATCGGAATTATAGTCAGCAATCCAGGCCGAATGCTTTATCGTCGCTAAAACCATTACATGTGGCTGTGGGGGATTACAGGCGGGAATCCACTGAGGTTCCAGCGCCTTAAGGCCATATATTTCCTGCGGTGTCAGTCTCTCCATCCTTATCCTCCTCTCTCCACGGCGTGTCTACCAGCTCTGGGTGTTTGATCTCCATCTGGATAGCCCATAAAAGGTTCCAGGCGGCGGCCCGGAGATGTGGCTCGTCCTTCCATCCGTCCATATACTTTGCAATATGCCTGGCTGCGGAATCCAGAAACGAGTGTGTAGGTATCCCCTTGTCCACATTATGCTCGCCATACTTTAAGGCTCCCTCCTCACAGTGTTTGGAAACCTCCATGATGGCCGCCCAGGGAAGGAGATCCATCCTCCCCTTGCCTACATGCATGTCCCGGACGGCTCCGGTGTCAAATTTTGTACGGTCTCCGCTGTCTAAAATCACTTTTTCACCTCTTTCATTTCTCAAACTAAATTCTTGTATTGGTTCAATCGTTATCACGCTCCTTTAATATATCTTCCAATCCTTTCTTAACATACTGAACCACCGGATTACTCATATCCAGATACCGGTAGAACTTTACTCCGCCGCATTTCCGCAGCCTGTTAAAAACTAGCTGTTTTGTTTCTGGAAACTCATTCAAAAAATGAATTATCAATTCGGGATTTTTTCTAATATTTTCTTCAACTCGCTTCTGAGATGTCACCCTACCACCATATTCAACCCTATATTCATGGCACAAGTCTTTAAGGCTCGGCATATACGGTCTAAACATATGCGTAATCACAAAATCCTCAATTTTTAAGCACTCAATCATGGCTGTTCTCCTTAATTTTTCAAAATTCTTCGTCATAGATATAAACACCAATTTAACTGATTATGTTCTAAGAGCCATTCATAAGCTTTGGCATGCACGATTTTTGTGCGTTCCCCACTGTCTTTAATCATCGCTTATCCTCCTCACTGGCGTTGATTAAATCCGACCATAGTACACTTTCGCATACTCCGCTCTTAAGCTGTACATGGACAAAATACTCATATATGCCGATAACCGTTGCTTTTCTCTGTACCCCGGTCTTAACTGCATACAAAGAGTCCTTTGCGCTTCCTTTTTGGGTCATTATCGTGACCTTTGACCCGATCTTAATTTTCTTTTTTGCCTCTGCCACATTGCGTATTATCACTGGTCTCCCTCCTGTTTTTGATATCATCCCAGATCATCGCCTCATAGTTATTTTCCCTACTCTCAAAGTTATCAAATCGGGTTTTAGGCTTTTTAACATCCTGGTGTTGTGTAGGCGCTCTATTTTGAGATCTTGACAACCAACTGTGGATAAATCGTCTGATTCCTCTTTTGGTTTTGCGATTGCGAGGGTTACCCATTGACCATCCAACCATGTTGCGGATTTCTTGCCTGCAATCTATGCCCGGATAGAGCTGCTGGAACTCGTCCACGTCGTTCTCCGTCACGTTGTACAGGGATCCGTCATTCAAAGGGATTTGTGCAAATGTAGGGCTGGCCGGAGTGGATGTTTCCAGCTCCGGGCATAATTCTTTTATATTTTCTTTTTCCTTTACATTTACATTTTCCTTTACATTAACATTTACATTAGGTTTTTCGTTTTCATAACCACTGGTTTTTATATTTTCCTCGTTTTCATAACCACTGGTTTTTTTCGACGGCCTTCCACCCTTTTTTCCATCATTTTTGCGCTTGATATTGGCGTCAATTTGAGGTTTTGCCATATCATAGGCAACCATATACAGGCCCTCTTCTTCTGGCTCTGTTCCGTCCAAGCCGTAATCAACGATGGCCCATAGAGCCTTTAACTGTTCGGCTTCCGGCAGCCGCTTGATTGCTTTCGCAAAACTACGGTAAAATATGAGGCTGTCCCGCTCCGCATTATCCATTTCCTCCTCCAAACATTTCCATTTGTCCAGGAATCATATTTTCCATGCTCTTTATAAAACGCTCAGATCCCTTTGTAGAGGCTTTTATGGCTCTTGCCCTGTTATTCTGCCTCCGTATCCATTCAGCCGCTTCTACGGCTCCCTGGGCCGTCCTTGATGGTTTATAATATCCACTCCCATTGTGGTGCTCTATGATGGAGTGTTTTTTTCTCAAACTTTCGATTGCTGCTCGGACCAGACGGTCATGATATCCAGTTAAAGCGGTCAACTCATATCTGCTCACAGCATTCTCAGCCCCAGTACCTATGCAGTTATAGACTCGGGACTTTACAGCATCAAAATCTTTCCTCTGTTTCATTTTCCCCTCCTTTCCGGCCCGGCCTATGCCGGACCAGGAGTAATATAAATGGCATCTAATACTGTGACATATTATTCCGCCACCAGAAGGCTATAAATAGGATTTTCCGAACTCGAAGATAAACTGCTGCCGGGTCCCGTGCTTATTCTCATAATCACGCTGGCACGCCGCCTTAAGGTATCCATCAAGTTTCTTGTTCTCCGGTGTAGGCCGGAACCTTGCCCCATTAGGGTGCATGTCATATCTCAATGGGATTACATATCCATACTTTTCGGATCTGGACCGGTTGGCTCCTCCAAACACATGATGTCTCTCGATTTGGGGAGACCCAGTAAAATAGCAATGGTCCATATCGTCCGTAAAAATGCTCCACAGTTTTTTCAGATTCCCCACTCCCTTCTCATTCGTTCAATTTCATCCGGCGGCAAGGTCTCAATCCCCATTTCCTTGCACTCCGATACGATTCCGTCGATAAAACTGGACATCTCCTTTGAGTCAAAGGTGCTGGAGCCAAAATAGCATTGCAGCTGGATCCCGGAGCTTCCGTTGACCTGTATGGGACCGAGTACCTTAACAGTCCTCCACTCGCCCTTGACACGCTCTACCGCCTCTGGCCTTACGATGATGTGGGTAAAAACAGGGCTGTAACGCTCCAGCATCATCAAATAAACGGTCCACTTGTCAGTATGTATGGCCTCTGCAATCTTTTGCATCAGCACCCAGGCATATGCATTGGCATCCAGGCTCCGCTTTTCCCGGTGTATTTTTGCTGTTAAATTAAGCAACTTATCCCGGATTTTATCTATGGATGCAGTTATGTCCTCGTTGATTTCAAACGTTACTTCCCATTTCCTACTGATCCAGTTTTTTGATACAGATTTCAGTTTACCTGTACACTCCATTTAATCACGCTCCTATTTCCAGGGAGTGTCCTTATTCTCTCCATCTGGAGGAACCGTTCCGGGAACAGGAGTGCTCTGGTCCTTAGATGGAGTACAAGAGAAACTCTGCATAGCAATCTCATACTGTTCAACCGTCAGTTCAGCTAAGCTCCTTGCCCCAATTACTTTCAAAATAGCCGACTTCGGTTTCCCGATTCTTGTGCATTCTTCAATGAATTTCTTCCTCATGTCATCCGTGGCATATATAGGTGCTGATGGGTCCGGAGTATCACTATCTGGGTCTTTCATTTCTTCTGTCGGGATACAAAATACTTGGAAACAGGCGTATTTAAACGCTATACTCATAGCTTTGTTTGTAGCCTTATCCCCGCTGTCCATTCCTTCTCCTATTGTTACGGCGGTAAGAGAGGATCCATCTTCGGCGTAAAATGTGTACTTTACTCGGCAGATGGAATAAATAAGATTCCCGCCTTTATTTGTCTGCCGTTCTTCTCGTTTTTGTTCTAAAACTTCTGGGACGATAAAAAGTCTGTGCTTTACAAACGCCGGGCTTAACGCATTCATTACCGCGTCTATTCCACGGTACATAAAATTTTGCTGATTGTTTTTACTGTTCTTGCCAATAGCCCCAATTTCTTCCATGACTGCGGTGATGGTCTCATAGATATTTTTTTTCTCCATGTTTGACCTCCCTATTTGATCTGCAAGTTCTGTTTTTCTACAAGCCAGGCCCCTTCAATTTTCTGGCCGGCCTTCAGCAGCTTTTTAAGTTCTGTCTTGTTGACCTCTGGCTCTTTCACTCTGATGCAATTTTCTGGGAGGCTCATTACATTTCCGTCAAACTCAACAGACTCCGATTTCCTCCATGACGCTTCTACACGATCAGTCTTAAATTTTTTGCCCTCAAGGACTTTAGACACATAATGCTTCAGACTTTCCGCTTTTCTTTCTGCCCTTTTCTGGCGAACATCAAAGGACATTTTCTCTGCCTTAAGGGCTTCAGCCTCGGCAGAAAGGTTCTTAATCCACAGCAAGATGTTCTCCGTCTTTTCAGCCAGGGCCATTTCGAGACCATCAATGGCAGCATAGGCTTCATTATCCAAAATTTCCCCAGTCTCCATATCTACTGCATTTTCATATGCTGCCATGAGAGCGGCATCAATTTCATATAAGTTCATATACTTCCTCCAGATCCACTGATTTTTCAAATTCTGATTCGTATTCCGTGCGCTGTTTACGCATCCGCTGGATGGCCTTGTCCCGACACCTCCGGCACAAACGGCCATCCTCCTCCAGATACGCGCCGCAGACATCGCATCTGTCCAACATATTATTCATTTTTCTTTTTCGCATCCTCCAGTTTTATCCAGATCCGGCATTTGTCTATAATTGGAATCGGCCCGCTTGTTCTCTCATGGAAGATATCCCGCTGTACAAGGCCAACGATATACTCATGCTCCTCCTCTGACAAAAACGTCAGAATCTCTTTACTTGCCATTGATATCCCCTCTCCTATCTGCTATACTTACCCGTGTAAGTTATTTTTTCTGCGCCCACCGGAGTTACCGCTCCAGGGCGCTTTTTCTTTCCAAGCTTGTACCGATTAAGGCCAAGCTGAATCATTGCCTGGTTGGTTCCATTTCGTCGTCTGCTCATGCTTCCTCCTCTAAAAATTTTGCAGCCAGAACCAGCATCATGCCGGAAAAGAATACGGCAAATCTCATCGCCATGTAGGGTGCCAGAAGGACACACAGGCCAAACCAGGACAGGCCAAACAGCGCCGCTACGGCCATCCACCTTACTGCCGCCCGGAAAAGTTTCTGTCTCTTCCGGGCCTGGCGCATCTTACTGATATCATGCATTTTTCTTCTTCCTCCTCTTCCTTTTGATTCCACGGCTTTTTCCGTTTTTTTTAATTCTCATTCTCTGTCCCATGTGTGACATCTCCCTGTGTACCAGTGTTAATGTTGTTCTGGCCGCTTCCATCCTGGGATACATACTCATAAGACTGCGCCACATAAATCCATGCTGCATTCGTCCCGATCAGCGCCGCCAGAGTGACAATCCATGCCAAAAACCACCTCTTTGCATTTTTTTTGGACTGCTCAATCACCTCTACTGCAAAAAACTGCTCCAAGTTGTCCCAGGATACTTTATTTTCTTTATCCATAATTTCCTCCTTTAACGAACATTTGTTCTTGCCAATCGCAGGAAATTATGGTATGATAATTTCTGCAATGGCTACCGTGCTTAGCTATTGTGCCTTTCCCCGTTGGTATTTCCGGTACCAATGGGGATTTTTTATTCAGCTTTATTCACATATGTAAGCATTTCAAAGTTTCCTGCTGGGGATACCCAGATTTTAATTTTAGGATAATTTTTATAGTCTTTCGCTGTGGAGCTTTCCCACATCTCGCCGACCTGGGAGCTTCCCCACATCACGCCGACCTGGGAGCTTTCCCGCATCTCGCCGACCTGGGAATCATACAGATCAGCCATTACATCGTTAAGCAGCTTCTTAACCTCACAACGTTTCAATCTATAATATCCAGATTCCAGCTTTTCCAATTTCTGGTCTACAAGTATATGAGATTTCCACCAAGTACAAACAGCCGCCCAGAATTCTTTTTCCGATTCTTCTCTGCAAAACCATTCTGGCACAATATCTTGGTCAACCACAAACGTCCATTTTTCTGGGTGTTCTTCCGGACTGATCCACCACTCATTATTTTTGGGAACCAATTCCGCTCGTACAAACGTCTTAGATGCTCCGATGTAGTCGTCCTGGATACCGAGAGATTCCAGGAGGTTTGAATGGCTGTCATCCTTTCCTGGAGCGACAACGATTTTATTTTTTAAGATAATCCCGCTCTTAAACTGGCACATTACTCTTTACCTCCGCTTTCTTTTTTTATCTCGATGATAACTAATGCTGTGATTGCTGCCACCTCTGCCAGGAGCGTAGCAGCCACCCCGGCCCAAAACGGGTCAATATACATACTCCATTTCCTCCTTAAATTTCGATTTGTCTGATGTGGCCATCCGTGCGGTGCACCAGACACATCATAGTTTGTGATTCCCACAGGACAAGCCAGTCCTTGACCATCAATCCGGCCTTTGCAATCAGCATCGCCTGTTCGTCTGTCGGCTTCTTTGCTTTTGCCATGCCCTCACCTCCTTAAGCGTATTTCTGGTCCGGTTCAGCCGTTTCTTCGGCCGCCGGAAGCGGTACGGGCTTTCTCTTAGCCAACTGGCGGAGGCAAGCCTCTGTAAAGCGGCTCTGATAACCGTCGGTGTATGTAACTACAACCTTAATTTCTTTTACTGCCATAGGTTTTTCCTCCTTATACAGTCCGGCGCTCCTTCTCAAATTTAATGAGGTCATCTTCGGAAATGCGGTATTCTCTGCCGATTTTGATAGCCGGAAGCTTCTTCTGCCGTATCCACTCCCATACGGTAATCAGCTTCACACCGTATCTGTCAGCCACCTCAGCGCACTTATACATATTTGACAATTTCTCACTTCCCTTCTTTACGGCATGTGGTATACTCTATATGCCCACCAGAGAAAGGATTTATATGGAATATGAGTATCACACACGCACATGCCGCAAATATAAAATTCATGCTGTTATAGAAAATGGATTCGATATAATTAACAACGAAAAAATTTACAAAACAGCAAAATGTTCTTTGATGAACAGAGATAAAAAGCATAAATGTAACGGAATGGAAAGACCAGACTTCCCATGTCCTTATGTTAGTTTAAATTTTCAACAAACCGAATAACTTCTCTGAGGTCACAATTCTCTTTAAAATGGTCTGGTGGGCTATAACAAAAATCCCTTATTGCACACACATGGCATTTTGTAACGTCCTCCGAAATCTTTTCCGGCTTGTCCGAACAAAACTTTTCAAGTCTTTTGAAGAATTCCGTTACTTCTATCTGTATCACCTCCTAAAAAATACTTGCGTTTACTTCGGTTTACAGTTATACTTGCAACATGCCTATTGGCGAAGGAAAGGCTGGTGGATATATTGACCAAACTTTTGAATTTGCCTGTTCCCTTAACGCATAATCTTCACTTGCTGATACCTAGACAGTTGAAACAGGTCAAATGTAGCTCTGTGTGTCTTACCAGCGATTAGGCATGTCGCAGAACCATAACTGCAAAAGTGGCAAGGTGCTTGATAGAAACGCTTGGCTCTATCAAGTGTGGTGAAAACCTGCAAAGTACATAGGGTAAATAAATTTGGCATTGAGCCGTCCGAGATAGAGCCTCGGGCGGTTTCTTTGATATGTACAGAATTTCTCCCTAAAATACTTGCGTTTACTTCGGTTTAGTGATATACTAGGTTTACCAGACGAGGTATATCACCAAACCGCATACCTTCTTTGAGTTACTGTGTTTTACCGAGGTATGAGTATACTATACCACTTTATACCGCAGTAGTCAATAGTTTTTATTGCGTTTTGACGATGTATTTTTTTAATACAATTAGGAGGTGGCATTTGTGTACGAAATATTTGAAAAATTATTAAATGCTCGGGGTATTACAATCTATAAATTTTGTAAAGAAACTGGAGTTTCAGAATCAACCATATACACATGGAGAAAAAAGAAAACGCAATGTAATGCGAAGCTACAAAAAATTGTGTGCGACTACTTTGGAGTTACAGCGGATTACCTTATGACAGGAAAAGAAAAAGATGCTGATTCTAAATACTATTTAAATAATGAAACTGCTGCCATTGCTCAGAACATCTTTGAAAATAGGGAACTGAGGTTATTATTCGACGCAGCCAAAGACGCAGAACCAGAAGATCTGGAGACTGTGCACAGTATGTTATTAGCACTCAAGCGAAAGGAACGTGGAAATATTGATTGATATTGATTATCATATCGAATTTATCCGCTTTCCGTCATGCAAGACCCACGAAGCTGTTACATTAAACGAGGACGGGAGCGCAACCATATTTCTCAATCGGAATGATACAAAGGAAATGCAAACGAAACGCTTCTGGCATGCCATAAGACATCTAAAGGGGGACGACTTTGAAGAGGAAAATGTCCAGAACATAGAAGAGAAGGCACATGGAGGGGAATAATGAGTATAAAGGGAACAACGAAAGAACTTTTTATAGGAAGAGCTGGAATCAATATCTTGACATTATTTGCTAAACAGATATCTATTGATTATTCAGAAATGAAACGGATAGATTATTGCATGGCTACACGCAAAGACGCCGGATACATGAATTTTATTCTAAAGGCTGGAAGAGTGGAGCCGTTCCCTTTTCCATTTGGGTCTAATGACTTAATCGTAAAAACAGTAAATTATATTAAGGAGAATGTTCCGGATCTGCTGTTGGAAGAACATGAGATAGACGAAAAGAGCAAGACATTGAATGTAACCATTGATGCCACTTTTGGTTTTAAGGAAATGGGGCTACCATCACATATCACGATCAGCCAGTCTCCCAATGGAAATATTTACATGAACGGAAATACGGCCCTGTATTACTCTCTGGTTGAATATACATGGAACGGAGCAGAATATGAGACATTGACCAATTCCACAACAACTGGTAAAACCAATTCGACTACCAAGAAAAAAGGGAAATCTTTAAAAATCGGGGCCGGAGCCATAATAGGAAGCGCCATAGCTGGACCGCTGGGTATGGCAGTTGGAGGTGCAATGGGAGCCGGGAGTAAAGGAAAATCAACGACCCAAGGGAATAATATCTCCAACACCTCCCAACGTGTCCGGAATATCGAAAAGAACACCATTGCAAATTTGTCATTCCGCTCTCTGGAAGATGGAACTGTATACAATTTAGCGTTTAATTGCAATACAAAAATTGATTCGCAGATAAGATGTTTAAAGCAAACACTTCAAAAAGAACAGATAACCAATGATATCTCGCAATCCCTGGAGGGAATAAAAGCGCTGAAGGAACTTCTCGACATGGGAGTAATAACGCAAGGAGAATTTGAGCAAAAGAAAAATCAATTATTAAATATGTAAAACAAAACCGCCCCGGCGGCAACCGGAACGGCTTTTAGATAGATTCTCTTACCAGGTTTACCCGGAAAGATAATTCAAATCGACACTTGAATTATACCATCTCCGGCGCGTCCTGGCAAGGGGCGTATTTTTTATACACTTTTTTGGAGGTGGACATATGATATTTTGTTGCTATGGACGTAAATCTGTGTACTCTGACCGCTCCGATTCCGTGGACAACCAGTTCCGAATGTGCCGGGACTACGTCAACGTCAAGTATTCCGGCCAGGTGGACGACTTCCGGGCCTACTCCGATGAGGATTTTACAGGGGCCAACACAAACCGCCCGGATTTACAGCGGCTCCTGGAGGATATCCGGTCCGGCGGCGCGGATGTCCTTATCGTTTACCAACTGGACAGGCTGTCCAGGGATGTGCGGGACTTTGCCAATATCTACGCAATCCTGGAAGAACATCGGGTGAAATTTGTATCCATCAAGGAAAACATCGACACATCCACGCCCATTGGCCGGGCCATGATGTATGTGACCGTGGTATTTGCCCAGATGGAGAGGGAGACCATCGCCGCCAGAGTGACCGATAACATGATCGGACTAGCAAAAAAAGGCTACTGGGTCGGCGGGAACCCGCCTGTCGGATATGTAAGGGACCAGATCATCGTGGACGGGAAAAAGCACTGTGCCATTACGCCGGATCCGGAGGGGGCCCGATATGTGACCTGGATCTTTGACTCCTTTGTCCAGTTTGGCGGCAGCATACAAAAGATGGAGACGCAGTTTAAGCACAAAGGCGTACGGACGCAGCGGGGCGGCTTTTTCTCTGCTTCGCAGCTCCACAAAATCTTGACCATGCCATATTGTGCAGAGGCTACACCGGAGGTATACGACTTTTACCAGGCCAAAGGATGCATCATGGACCCGGGATCCCCCCGGGAAAAATGGGACGGCTCTGTCGGTGTCATGGTCTATGGACGCACCACGGAAAAAAACAAGAAACACGAATTACAGCCCCCGGACCAGTGGAGGGTGTGTCTGGGCGTCCACAAGCCCTTTATGCCAGCAGACAAGTGGCTTGCGGTACAGGCCCGGTTTGCCCAGAACCAACGCTTTAAATCCGCCCGCTGGCCGTCTCCCCTCTTAAAGGGAGTGATCCGGTGCAAGTGCGGCGCGCTCATGTCAATCGGCCGCAAGCAAAAAGTAGACGGGTCCGTCTCCTCCGCATATTACTGCCCCAAACGGACACGACAAGGCGCGGATGCCTGTGATATGAGACAGATTAAGTGCGAGATCCTGGATGCAAAGGTCATAAACATCCTCCGCACAGTCGAGCAAGATAATACCGCTATCCTCCGATACGTCCAGAAGGACCAGGACACCGCCGCCAGACCGGATCCCAAAAAGATTTCCGGCCAGATAAAATCCTGTGAAGCAAAAATCGAGAAGCTCGCGGCCTCGCTGGCCCTGGCCTCTGGCTCCGCTGCGGCAAAATACATCATCGCAGAGATGGAGCGGCTTGACCTGGAGATACAGGCCCTAAACCGGGAATATACCATAGCTGCGTCTGAGGAGCGAAAACGCTCTGCCGCCCAGGTATCCACCCAGGAGCGGGCGAAAATCATCAGCGAAAAGATGAGAAATTTTGATGGATTTACGGCAGCCGAAAGGAATGCAATCGCCCGGGAAGTAATAAAGAAGTGTGTCTGGGACGGGGAGACCCTTTATGTTGAGCTCTAAAACTCTCTTTTTTATATTGCGCCCTTCCGGTCTCATACGCAAAGCCGCCCGTATCAGCATCCCGATCCCGATGGCTCCCTGGCCCTCCCCGTTGGCGTTTCTTGTTTCCAGCCGTACCAGGTTCTCAATGTGGGCCAGCTTTAGTTCCGCTGAATCCTCAATGGTGATCACCCGCTCTTCTGGAGGGATAAACTCCGAAAGAGCGTTTAAAAAGGTCGTCTTTCCTGCCCCCGTGCCTCCGCTGACAAAAATATTGTATCGGGCCGCCGCCAGTATTTTTAAAAGGTCCGCCGCCTCCCTTGTGACGCTCCCGTATTCCAGAAGCCGGTCCATGGTGATCGGATCCGGGAATTTCCGGATCGTGAGGATCGGTCCGTTTAATGCCACCGGCTCCAGCACCACATGGACCCTCGAACCGTCCTCCAGCCTGGCATCCACAATGGGGGACGCCGTATTGACTGTCCGGTTGACCCGGCTGACGATCTGCCGGATCAGCTCCAGAAGCTGTTCCCGGGATTCAAAGGATTTTTCCCATCTCCGTATCCTCCCTTCTGTCTCCACAAACACCTCCTCCGGGCCGTTGACCATGATCTCCGTGATTCCCGGGTCGTCCACCAGCTCCTGCAGGATGTCCAGCCTCCGGAAGGAATCGAACAGCTCCTTCTGAAGTCTCAGCCTGTCCCTGAGAGCCATGGGTTCCCGCTCCATCTGCTCCAGGATCTTCCCGTCGATGACCTGGGCCAGTTCCTCATCCGTCATCTGGCGCTCATAGGACATTCCCTGGAGGATCTCCTCCCGCAGCTCCCGTTTCAGATCCCGTATCAGCTCTCCCATATCCATCTCTGCCCCTTTAACATCCCTCGGACGAAATCTCCCAGATCCCCCCACAAAAGCTCCTGCGGAAAATGCTCCATCCGCTTCATTCCTGTGACCATGGGAACATGGATCTTATGGAATTTTCCCGCCACCGTTTTTTTCCCGCTTTTTTCCACATACTGCTCAAACTCCTGGAGCTTGGCCCTGGAAACGGCATCCTCCCGGATGGGCATATAGACCGCCTGGCAGATCTCCAGAAGCGGCAGAACCTGTCTCCCATAGTTCCCAATATCCAGGACCAGGGTCCCATATCCTCCCTCCTCCAGGATCTTTAACAGAAAATCCGCCATTTCCTCTGAAGTGATCTGGTTATAATCATCCGGAAAACGGATCGGAGGCAGCCAGGCCATATCTCCCAGATAGTAAATGACCGAATTAAGCTGAAGGCCGTGGAACCGGCCCTGCTTATAATAATAGATCAGATCCGAAAGATCCCGCTTCCACTGCTCGTCCAGAAGGCCGGAAAAACCGGTAAACGTATCCAGCGTAATGAACAGCAGCTTTTCCTCTCTGGCCAGAAGCTGGCCCATTGCCAGGGCCAATGACGTTTTTCCGCATCTTCCCACCGGGGAATACACGCCGATGATCCGTTTCCCCGAAGCCGGAAGCCCCGGAAAATCCGTTTTCCCTTCCGGCGTTTCACAGTAGGCCGCCATCACCTCCCGCAGGATATCGTCGCCGGACTGGTATTTATAGATCCCATGCCCGCCTCCCTCCCCTGCCCGGACTTCCTCCTCTGTGAGAAGGATCCGCTGGACCGACGGGAGGCCTGGAAAGCCTCCTTCGGACAGCGTTCCCGTAAGGAGCACATCGATCCCATGGTCCCTGGCAAACTCCTCCAGCCGTTTCCTGGATGTAAAGGCCCGGGCGGAAAAGATCCCGTCCTCCCTCCGGTTGATATAATCAGAAAGCCGTTCCGCATAAAACGGATCCTCGTCGTAAACTGCCATGATCTTTTTCATCTTCCCTCACCTCCTCAGAGATATCTTCCAGCCAGCCATATACAATATCCCAGGAACAGCCAGGGACCCAGCCGCAGGATATTCCGTTTATCCTCCCTTCCCGGATATTCCAGGAGCTTCCCCTCCTTTCCTGAGCGGATGACAAAGGTTCCGATCCGCTCCATCCGCATCCAGGGCGGGTGCGACGGTAACCTGCAGGGCATCTC